TTCTTCTAACCCCCTGACAATCCACACTTTATTATTTTCAACGGCAATCACACGCTTGGTTTGCAGTGCATTTCGCGCATCTCGGCGTGCCGGAGCCTTGGAATCGGGACATTTTAGCCTGTGTGCGTCGTGCCATTGATCGACATGAACCTCCCTGACGCCCCTATCAATGAGCAGGTTCTGGAGCGACTCCAGCGCAAGTTTCTGAGTCTCGGTTAATTGCTCGGACTTCTTCTTCTTGTCCGGCTCGCCAACCTCCACCATCACAATACTTTGATCGTCTATTGTGGCGACTGGCACCATCTCGAAGTTCATGTCGCCGATAGGCTCCGCATCCTTCTGCTTTTCCATCTTGAGCGTCACGATGCCATCGAAGTTTGTAATGGACATAGCCGCATCAACGCCGCCGAGAAGGCTAGACGATCCCCTCATGCCCTTCGCGCTGTCCTTACCAGCATGATGTACTGCCAGCAACGCAGAGCCTGTGTGCGCCTTTATTTGGTCGCAAGCATCCACGAACAGCCCCATATCCGTTGCGCTGTTCTCCTCGCCGCCGAGCAAAGCCCTTGCCACGGTGTCCACGACAACCATCGTGAACTGCTCGCCGATGCTGTCAATCGTGCATTTGAGCCGCGCAATGTCCGCCTCATCTCGGAAGTTCACCGCCGTTGGCAACACATACAGGTTCGCCGTGTCGTGCTTGCCGTGCCACGCCTCCCACGCCTTCACGCGCTTGCCCATACCGCCGACACCCTCGCCAGCGATGTAAAGCACAGAACCGCGCCTAACCGCCCTATTTTGCCACGCTAGGCCGTTTGCGATGGACAGAGCCATATCGATAGCCAAGAACGACTTACCGCTTGCTGGTGCGCCGTACATGACCGTGAAGCCGTGCGCCGTCACAAGACCATCCACCGCCCACGTCACAGGCGGCATCGCCTTTAGCTGGTTGGTCGTCATCACCTCAAACGGCACGATCTCGGCGCCGTCAGCGTCCGCAACGATCTCCGGCAGTGCGTCAGGCTCCGGCGCACTGATGTCCGCCTCAGTGACCGCGCTGGCCTTGGCAACCGCCTCACCCAGACTTGCGGCATCGTTACCCTGCGCCAGCCAGTCCACGACATCGCCCTTGGGCGGCAGACCGGACAGGCTCACCACCTTGATCTTTGACGCCCTACCCCAGAGGGTGCGCTTTACCTTGTCCGCGTGTTGCTGTCCCGCATTGTCATTATCGGGCAGTATCACGACATTACGGCCATCGAAGTAATCAGCCAGTTCTGGCTTGAAGTTACCTGCGCCGCCTGAATTGGTTGTGGCAACAAACCCGATCTTTATAAGTGCGTCAGCCGCCTTCTCGCCCTCAACGATGAAGATAGGCGCGTCTGGGTTTTGCATCATGCCCAGTAAATTGTACGGCAATGGCTCGACATCCTTAACCGAGTTAAGCCAGCCGCCCTTGCCGTCTGGTCTGCGCTGTCTGAGTGTTTTCGGCTCATAGCGCAAAATCTGGTAGCCCAGTTCGCCGTCCGCATTATAATATTCGTAAATTTTACTGATGTACTGCTTTGGTACTAGAGACTTCTGCGTCTGTCGCTGAATGCCAAACTCTTTTTCCAGCGTCTCGGCAACCGACCCCGATATTGTGACCTTGCCGTAGTTGCGCACGATGTCCACCACACCGCCGCCCTCGCCCAGTTCAAAGTCGTAATAGGTTGATTTTTGTAAGTCTAATTCTTTTGAGCCGTGCGTACCCCAGCGCAGTGTCCGGCCTTTGACCGACATCTTCGCATTAGGCTCGCCCCAGTAATGCTTGGCGACTCGCTCGGCGTGTGCAGATATATTTGTCATTGCTAACCCCTCTTGTCCCTTTCCCTTGAAGTGGTGCGGCGAGGCCAAGGGAAAGCCCCGCCGCACCCCTGCACTAGAACAGTGGGTCAGCCGCCGCCTGTGCGGGTGGTGGTGATCCCGCAGGTGCGCTAAAACTCACCTCCGGTGCAGGTTGGGTTGACGGCTGGGATGGAGCGACCCCGCCGTCAAGCATTGCCGGACGATCAATCCATTGATTGATTGACCATTCGGGAACCTTAAACCTCAACTCGCCCTGCGGCGTGTCGATCTTGACAGTCTCAGTGCCGCCGATAGTAACGACCGGAGTCTTGCCGGCATTTGCCGCCTGACCAGCCACAAACTGATCGTGCAACTTATCCATAGCCCTCATGACCGTCTTGGCACTGTGAGAGAACTCACGCAGTCCCAAGTCGCCGCTTGCGATTTTTACGCGGAAGCACTGCTTGTGGTCATCCGATGGCTTTGGCGGCATACGCTCGCCAAGATTGACCATATGAAAATCGGGTGCGCCTGTCGCAAAGGACAGCCAGCCGATCTGCATATTATCAAAATCCATCGCAAAGCTAATTGGCAGGGTCATTTCCGTTTCGTTCTTGACCCAGCCGGAGCCATCGTTTTCACGATCCACCTTAATTAGATCACCAGCCTTGGCATCCCATTTTACGATTGGTGTAATGTCGCCACCGCCTGAAGATTCTGTTTGAAGTCCTAACGCCATCATTTTTTCCTTTTCTGTAACGTCATTGATTTTTGCTCACTATCGTGAACGCACTGATCGGATAGAACGCGCAGATGTCCACGTCTTGTGGGTCGTTGCGATCTGTCCGTCCACCCATCCTTAGATCAAGCGGATGAGCGAAGTCAAGCCTTGCGACACAATCTGTGTATTTGCAGATCAAGTAACAAGGCAATCCGGTTTTGCGTGTCAGCGCGTCAGCCGCCAAAACCTTCGACAGCGAAATCATCACTGTCGGATATTTATTCATATGGAAACTGCGCGTCTTGACCTCGGCAAAACCAAGGCACTCGGCGTCCCTGAATATGGCAAAGTCGAGCCGATACTGCATAGGAAGTTTGCGAAGGCTGTAGCCCAAGCCCGACACTATGTCGGCGACTTCCTGCTCGTTTTGCAGGTCTTTGGTTGTCTCGTACTTAGGACGCATCAGCCAACAACTCTCGGCACACCATCATGAATGTGTCCCAGTCCATCTCTACAGCGTACCGCCAGTCATACTTATCTTCGCCTTCCTGCGTACCAAACTGACCCAGATCAGCCACCGCCTGTAACGGCACACGGCATCTGATGGGCTGGCGATCATACTTATAGATCAGCGCAGGATAGCTGTCGTGTTCGTTATCGGCAGACCTAGCCGCCGCGCAAATCTGATCCCACCACGCGGGCTGGCTGTTGGTTCCCTGACCGTACCGCTTTAACTCCAGCATAAATGGGAACGCCTTGCCATCCTCGCGCGTCAGGTCATCCAGCCCAGCCTTCTGATACTGCCGAAGGTTCCTGTGAAACTTGATGCCCAGTGCCTCGTCAAGAGCCTTGGCGCACGACAGCTCAAATTTTGCTCCCTCCGCACGTCCTCCACCAGCCCTCATCTAACAGACCTCTCCGGCGGCCTTGGACAGTTCCTTGAGCCGTTCATTGCGCAGTTCATCCAAGCCCTTCTCGATCAACTCATCGGCCAGACTGGCCATCGATCTGTGCGCCGAATGCTCTAATTCTGCCTTCAAACCAGATGTTGTGCTGGTTCTGAGCCGGAGCAGGGTTGCTTTAATTTCAGACACTTAGCGTCTCCTGTAAAAATAATTGCATATTTATGTACTATAGCCCTTGTATCACATCAATATATATCTTATCTATAGTACATCGCTGGAACATAACAGCACTAACCAAGGGAGAATATAGAATGACTAAATTTACTCAAAACGAAATCGCCGCTTTGAAGATGTGCTTGAACTATGACAATCGTACTTGTCAGCATGACGATAATCACAGCGATGCAACTCCAGTGACAATCGCCGAGGCTTTTGGTTGGAATATGCAACAGGTTGGCGGTTTACTTTCTAGCCTGTCTAGCAAGGGTGCCGCTTGGGTTGATGACCGCGAAGGTGAGCCGTGGCACAAGGATGTCAGTATGCACGTTGTGTATCTGACCGAAAAAGGCGTTGACGAAATCTTTGACATCATCGAAGCAGAAAAGGCGGCGGCTTAACAGCCCCGCCCAAACTAAGGGAGAATATAGAATGAACAAGTTAAACATCATTGCAAACGCATTAGGCTGGGAAGTTGTCAAAACAACTCAGGACGATCATCTCAAAGGTTATTGGGTTTTAGAAATTGGTTGTGGTGCGCATGATAGCTTGGGTGGCTTTGAAACTTTGATAGAAGTTGCAAACTTTTTATCTAATGAAATTTCTGTGAGGTTATCAAATTCAAAGGCGGCGGCTTAACAGCCCCGCCCGAAAGGGGAAAATAAATGCCAGAACAAAAACCATATTGGTACGTTGTCGAACACGCCTTCACGCCGCGCGGCGCACAGGTTAGCAAGCCGTACCTCGACAAGTGGGACGCGCTTGACGCGGCCTACGCTTTACATGACAGACTGTGGATGCCCAAGACTCGCATCCACGATGGCGAAATCTGGGTGGGTCGCGCCGTGGTCATGTCCGAGTCCCGCCTCAAAATGAATGGCTGGTACACCAAGCCTGAGAAGAAATCCAATTACGCAAAAGGGAGAAAGAAACATGACATCACGCGCAGATGATATTATAGGTGGGATTATTATCCTGATCTTTTTCTTGGGCTGGTTCGACTGGCTGTGGATATTCGGCATCGAGTCGTCACGCTCTTGGACGTGGTGGTATCTCATGTCTATTTGGGGGGCAGAGTGATGGGACACAATCCAGAGACTCAGCGCAAGTCCAGAATGAAACTGAGGCGTCAGGCTATCGATCATCTGGGCGGGGCTTGCTCTGTTTGCGGCGAGGACTACCACGTTGTCCTTGAGTTTGACCACATTGACCCGATCAAGTGGCGGTCAAATGGTTTGGTCAAAATGAATGGTCAGCAAAATACAAACCAGATCAATCGAATGATTAAGGCTGGGGACGACCCAAACGAACTATTTCAACTCCTGTGCGCGAATTGTCACAAAGTAAAAACGCACAATAACAAAGATTTTTTAACTGTGAAGGGAACAAAATAATGAAAGTAACTAAATTGAAAAAAGGTTACCGCATAAACCTGTCTGACAGCGAATACAATTTGCTGAGTAATGAAATGCAGTGGGAATTTATGTTTAGTAGCACCTTCGTTGACAAAGATTGGAAACATTTACCAGCTAATCAACAGCGCGTTCTTACAGAAATATCTAATATGACGCGTGACTGGTTTGCAATTACAGAAAATAGGAGAGACTAATGGTCGGTAAACTCACACCGGATACGATCATATCCGCATCACGCATACCTGTATTGATGGGCGCCAGCCCATACGAAACACCTAATGAGCTGATGCGTTCCATCTTGGATGCGCGTCAGGGAAAGCCGCGTCAGTGGCTGGATCAGAACGAACCGATGTTCTGGGGCGACACGCTGGAGCCAGTCATATTGACCGAGGCCGCCAAGCGTCTGAACCTGACCGATGTGGTCATCGACTTTGACGCGGCGATCCATCACCCATCGCTACCGCTTGCCGCCTCGCTGGATGGCAAGGGTACTGGCACCCAGATGGTCGCGCACGATCCGGCCAACGGCATCTACTGCCCGCAGGGTCAACCTGTCGATATAAGCGGGGTGGGCGTGCTTGAGGCAAAGAACACCAGCGTCATACCCGAAGATGCTCCGGCGCCGCACAGGGGCGTCCTACAGCTACAGGCGCAGATGATGTGCGCCGGATATGAGTGGGGTTGCGTTGCCGTGCTGTATCGCGGCGGCGAGTTGCGCCTGTTCATGTATCAGGCCGACCTTGTGGTGCAGGGTGAGATTGCCAACGCGATCCGCGAGTTTGAGCGTAACATCGAACTCGGTGACTGGTATCCGGCCACAACTTCAGCGGACGCAAACGCCGCGTGGAATAACGTGGATGATGGCGCGCCGCCGCTTGATCTGGATGACGTGCCGGACGCGGACTACTGGGCTGGCAT